ACACAACTCCGCTTCGGCGGAGTTTTTCATTTCTTGCACAGTGAGTGTCCGGCATGGATAGAAATATCGCGTACCAGTTCACTGCCGGCACTCAGGGTTTTGACCGCGCAGTTGAAAGCATCGAGCGCAACATGCGTGACGCTCGAACCACGCTCAGCCGTGAGTTGCGGGCCATCAACACGGACATGGTGGGCAGCCAGGCCCAGATCGGAAAGTTTGGCCCGGCGGTGAATGATGCTTTTTCTGGTGTCGCCACTGTTATGCGCTCCGGGCTGGGCGGTGTAGCTGCGGGCATTCTGGGCGTGTTTGGGGTCGGCGCTTTCAAGCTGGGTCAGTTGGTCAGTGACAGCAAGGACGCGGCGATCCAGCAGCAGGCGGCCTATCGCGGTTTGGAAGCAGTGGCCAACCATGCCGGCGTCGGTATCGGCCGGGCCATGGATGAGGCCAACAAGCTGGCTGCCGATGGTTTGATTAGCGTCGGAGACGCGGCCAAGGCGCTGCAGAACCTGCTGAGCCGCGGGTACAGCGTCGACCAGGCGGTGTCGGTCATCAATCGTTTGAAAGACGCTGCGGCGTTCAACCGGCAAGCCAGCCTCAGCATGTCCGAAGCGGTAGTGACCGCGACCGAGGGTTTGAAGAACGAAAACTCGGTGCTGGTCGACAACGCCGGGGTCACGAAAAACGTTGCGAAAATGTGGGACGAGTACGCCAAGAGCATTGGCACGACGCGTGACAAGCTGAGCGATTCGCAGAAGATCCAGGCCGAATACAACGGAATCATGAAAGAGACCGAGGCTCAGGTCGGCAATGCGAAGAAGGCGGCCGACGGGCTGACGGGTAGCCAGGCTGAGCTCGACTCGAGGAGCAATGAACTCAAGGTCACCATTGGCACAATCCTCGAGCCCGTTTTTATCAGCTTGAACAAGCGTCTGGCGGAAACCGCCGGTTGGTTCAATGGCATTCTCAAAGGCATGACGGGGGTGGGGCTGACCGTCGAGGAGGTGTCGGCGAATGTCGCTCGCTATGAGGCGATGCTGGCAAACGTAGGTAATAAAGGATCACGGGGTGGGGGTGGCAAGGCCCAGCTCGAGGGCACGCTACAGGAAGAGCGCCTGTTGCTGGAAAGCATGCAGCTCACCTCTACGAAGATCGATCAGGTAGACGCCGGCATGCGCTCGCGCATGGCGCGAATCGAGGCGCAGCGAGCCAAGGTCGCGGAAATGGCAGCGGGCGGCGATACCGCGTTGACCAAGGCTCCCCAGCAAGGGCGCGTCGCTCCAACCGCCTATGGCATTGAGATCGCCCGCCTGACCAAGCTTGAACAGGCCTACGCCGCTGCCGTCGAGCATCGCAAAAGCCTGATTCAAACCACCACGCCGCCGCCGGCGAAAACGGATACTCCGACTGCGCCGACTGGGGCGACAAAGTCCCGGGTCAGCCAGTGGTCAGAAGCGCTGGATGCGCAGAAGGTCGCACACGCGCAGCTGCAGTCGGAGCAGGGGACCTTTCTGAAGTTCTCGCAACAGCAGGAAATGGACTACTGGCAGGGCATCCTTAAACGGACGGATCTCAGCGCGGCCGAACGGCTCACGGTGCAACGCAACTACCTGGGCGCCTTGAACGGGCTTCGCCGTCAGGACGAAGGCAAAGCGTTTGCCGATCTGCAGGCCCAGGCCCAGCAGTACCGCCACAACATGGATGCTCGACTGCAAATTGCTCAGCAGGCGTTGGATCGTAGTCGGTTGCTCTATGGCCAAGACTCTCAGGAGTACCAGCGGGCGGCCTCTGAGGTGGTTGCGATCGAGCGGGAGAAACAGCAACAGATCACCAACATGAAGCAGCAACAGTTCGGCGCCGACCAACAGGCCCGGCTGGCAGACGTTTCCCATGCGGAGCAGATGGCGCAACTGGATCTGCAGGCCAACCTGATCACTCAGGGGCAACTGCTGCAGGCCCAGGCGGAGTTTGAAAAACAACGGTATGCGATTGAGGCCCAGGCGCTGGTCCAGCGCAAGGCTTTGCTCGAGCAGGACCCCGACCGCAACCCGGTCGCCCTGCAGCAGGTCCAGCAGCAGATTCAAGCCTTGGAGCAGACCCACCGCAACAGCCTGGCGGTCATTGGCCGGCAGCAAGCCATGGAGTCCCAGAGTAACTGGAGCGGCATGCTCGGCAGCATCCAGTCGAGCTGGAGCAGCGGACTCAGCGGCATCCTCAACGGCACGATGACTACTCAGGGTCTGCTTAATGGGGTGTTCAGCAGCATCGGTGGTGCGTTCATCGAGAACATGGTTACGAAGCCCTTGATGGCCTGGATCTTCGGTGAGACGGCGAAAACCGGTGTGACGGTGGCCGGCGTTGGCATGCGCACCGCGGCGGAGGCGGGCGGGGCGGCGATGTCCGTGGCGATCTGGGGCGCCGCAACGATCAAGAACATCATGGCCAGTGCCTGGCAGGCCATGGCCGGCGCCTTCGCTGCGATGTCGGCGATTCCCATCATCGGTCCCGCCCTGGGGGTGGCGGCGGCTGTGGCGGCCGGTGCGTTTGTGTTCGGGCTGGTCAAGAACGTGGCGTCTGCCGAAGGCGGCTACGACATCCCGGCGGGCACCAATCCGATGACCCAACTCCACGAACAGGAAATGGTTCTGCCCAAACAGTACGCCAACGTTATCCGCCAGGCGGCGAATGGTGAAGGCCAGCTGGGGGGCGGTGGAGGCGGGTACCACTACCACGACAACAGCGGCCGTCTGACGCCCTCGGACATTCGTCGAAACGCACGAGTCTTTGCCGAGGAAATGCAGAAGCTCAAACGCAATGGTGCCATCAAGGCATAAGGGGTAATCATGCTTTTAGGGCCTTTTTTTCCGGCACGCTGGATTGCGGGCTTTCCGGATCGCGGTGTGATGGCGGATGACGTGTTGCCGCATATGCCCGGGCAAACCTTGCTCGCGAAGAAGGCGCCGGAGTGGAGCACTGGGGTGCAGAAGTCAGTGAGCGGCCGGCGCCGATCGACGGCGTATTACTCGGCACCGCTGTGGACGTTCCAGATGAACTACAACGCGATTCGCAAGCGGCCAGGTCTGGACGAGTGGTCGCGGATCTTGAACTTCTTCAACGAGCGGAAAGGGCAGTTTGGCGAGTTCCTGTTCTTTGATCGCACCGATCACCAGGTGAACAAGCATCGGTTCGGTACCGGCGACGGCATTACCCGAACCTTTCAACTGTCCCGGGCCATTGGCAGTTGGGTCGAGCCGATTTATGGCGTGGTCAACATCGAGCGCTTAAGCGTTGCCGGCGTGCCGGCGACGGGCTTCACCGTCGATGAATTGGGGCAAATCACCTTTGCCCATGCACCGGCCAACGGCGCGCCGCTGGAATGGACGGGTGCGTTCTTTTTCCGTTGTGCCTACGACTCAGACGCACTGGATAGCGCGCAGCCATTCGGAAAGATCTGGGAAATGAAAAACATCTCCTTCACGAGCATCAAACCATGATCGCAGCCAGTCCTGAGTTGCAGCAGTTTTTGGCCACGGCGCGCAGCTTCGTGATGGCTGACTTGTACACCATCACCCTGGCCAGCGGGCAGGTCCTGCGCTACACCGACGCCGGCATCCAGATTTATGCCGGCGGTGTGAACTACTCGGCATCCGGCCCGCTGATCAAGCGCACTGGCGTGCGGATCGTTCGAGGCATTGAGGTCGACACCTTGAGCGTGACTTTGTATGCCGGCGTGGATGACACGCTACTGGGCGAGCCGGTGTTGGCGTTCATTGCCGGTGGTGGTTTCGACGGCGCGACCCTGACGCTTGCCCGGGCGTTCATGCCCGACTGGGGCGGATCCGTGGTCGGCACTGTGATCCGTTTCATCGGCCGAGTGGCAGGGGTCGAGGCGGACCGCGAACAGGCCACCGTCGAGGTCAAGTCGCCGATGGAGTTGCTGGATACCAAGGTGCCCAAAGGCGTCTACCAGCCCGGCTGCCTGCGCACGGTGTACAGCGCGGATTGTGGGGTGAATCGTTCGCTGTTCGAGACGTCCGGCCAGGTACTGGCGGACACCACGGCACTGCGCATTCATACCAACCTTTCTGCGGGCAACGGCTGGTTTGATCAGGGCGTTATCCGTTTTGTGAACGGTGGCAATGCCGGCGTTGCGCGCACGGTGCGACGCCAGTCGGGGGACGGCGTGGTCAGTTTGATCCTGGGTCTGCCAGCGGTACCGGCACCCGGGGACCAGTTCCTGATTTATCCAGGTTGCCCGCGGACGCTGGATGCCTGCACGAACAAATTCGGCAACCGTGGCCGCTATCGCGGCATGCCCTTCATTCCGGTAGCGGAGACGTCCATATGACCGACCAGGAGCAGCTGCAGCGCGACGCGGTGCTGGCCGAGGCCAGGCACTGGCTCGGAACACCCTACCAGCACCGACAACACCTGCACGGTGTTGGAGTTGATTGCGCCTGGTTGCTGATCGAGGTGTTTCATTCGGCTGGGTTGATGCCGCGGATCGACCCGGGCGCCTACGCGCAAGACTGGCACCTGCACCGAAGTCAGGAGTTGTACCTGGGCTGGCTGGACGAGTACGGCCATGAGGTCGAGAGCCCACGGCCGGGGGATGTCGCGATCTGGAAATTCGGGCGCACCTACAGCCACGCCGCCGTGGTCATCGATGAACACCAGATCATCCATGCCTATCGCGATATCGGCGTTGAAATTGCGGACATGCGCGAAGAGCGTTTTGTTTGCCGGCCTGTGCGCTATTACACACTTGATAATTACGGAGGCAGCGATGGGGGGCAGCAGCACCACGATCTCTAACAGCGCCACGCGCATCAACGCCATGCAGATCCAGAGCAGTGCGGCTGGTAAGCCGATTGCCTGGATGGCTGGACGCAATCGCATCAGCCCCAACCTGATCTATTACACCGACTTCGAGGCGGTGGCCAAAACCACCAAGACCAAGACCGGCGGCAAGGGCGGCGGCGGTGCGACCCAGAAGGACACGACCTACACCTACTATGCCGCGCTCATTCTGGCGATTGGCCGGGGCTCGCTCAGCGCTGTCCGCCGGATCTTCCGGGACAAGGAAGTGTTCGAGGAAAAAGTTGTAGGGGGTGTTGTGCAGTCATCCCTGGCCCAGATCGGTTTTAGCGTTATGACCGGCTCGCCCGATCAGCCGGTTTGGGGCTACCTTGCAACCAAGCACCCGGCCGAGGCGATCGCGTATTCGAGCACGGCTTACGTGTATTCGCCGCGTTACTTGCTCAACGATAGCGCCGGGGTGCAGAACCATACCTTCGAAGTTGATGGTCCGTACCAGGTGCCGGGATTGCCTGACGCGAACCCTGGGCTTTTCTTGCCGGCGTTGTTGATGGACCCGCTGGATGGTGTCGGGTTTGATCCGCAGTGGATTGATGACCTGAGCAACTATCGGGATTACTGCCTGGCAGAAAACCTGCTGCTCAGCCCGGTCCTCGATGAGCAGGCCGCGGCAAGCGAAGCCATCGCCCGTTGGTTGCAGTTGACCAACAGCGAGTTGGTCTGGTCGGCGGGGAAGATGAAGATCATCCCTTTCGGTGATCAGGTCGTATCCGGCAATGGAGTCACCTGGTACCCGAACATCACCCCGGTGGCAGATCTGACCGACGATGACTTCCTCGCAGAGGAAGGGACTCCACCGGTTCAAATCAAGATCAAGAGCCAGGCCGACAGTTACAACGAAGTGTCGCTGGAGATCCTTGATCGCGACCATGAGTACAACACCGACGTGGTGCGCGGCGTTGATCAGGCGGCCATTGAACAGTTCGGCTCCCGGCCGATGGACACCATCAAGGCTTACGAGATCTGCAGCACGGCGATCGCCTCGCACGCTGCCCAGCTGCTGGTTCAACGCAAACTGTATGTCCGTAACGAATACCAGTTTTCCCTGGGCTGGCAGCATGTGCTGCTGGAACCGATGGATCTGGTCACCGTCACGGACCCCGGGCTAAACATTGATCGCCGGCTGGTCCGGCTGATGTCGATCGAGGAAGACGAGGACGGCAAGCTCTCTGTCGTTGCCGAAGATGCCCTGTTGGGTATCGGCAGTGCGCCGAGCTACCCGGTACAAAGCAAGGCCGGATATCAGGGCAACCAAAACGCCGATCCCGGCTCGGTACTGGTCCCGATTATCTTTAACCCGCCAGATAGCTTGTTGCTGCCCGGTGAGACACAGGTCTGGGGTGCGGTGGCCGGTACCAGCGAAAACTGGGGAGGCTGTGAGGTTTGGATCAGTGCTGATGGCGACAGCTATCGGATGGTTGAAAGTATTTACGGGCGTTCCAGAATTGGCCAGCTCACCGCGCCTCTTCCCGCCGGGGTGGATCCTGATGTCACCAACACACTAAAGGTGCAGTTGTCAGCCGCCGGCCAGCTCACGGCCGCAACGACCACAGAGGCCGACAGCGGGGCGACATTGTGCTGGGTCAACGGTGAGTTGATCAGCTATCGAGATGCAACGCTCACCGGTGCTGGAGCTTACAACCTGCAATACCTGCGACGCGGGCGCCTCAGGTCCTCCGTGATCAGTCATCCGGTAGGCGCCTCTTTCGTTCGCCTTGATGATGCGATCTGGAAGTACAGCTACACCGTGGATCAGATCGGAAAAACAGTGTGGGTGAAGTTCCGCTCATTCAACGTGTTCGGGCGCGCCTTGCAGGATCTGGCCGACGTGACGGCCTACAGCATCACCCTCAACCCGGCGCGGGTAGTTCCCACTGCGGCGCAAGGTTTGTTGTTGGTCGGGGCGTTCGAGGCACCGTATTTCGCCGTCAGCTGGACCGCCGGGAGCAACGCGGCGGATCGCATCATCAGGGTCCGCAACGCATCTAATAACGCCTTGCTGCGTGAAGTCATCACCACCGGCACGACGTTTACCTATCAACGCGCTGACGCGCTGGTGGACGGTGCTTTGGTCCGTAGCTATCGCGTGGAAGTCATCGAGCGGAACTCGGCGGGCAATGCGGCGGTGACGGCTTTGGTGGTGGTCAATACGGCGCCGCCGGCAGTCAGTGGCGTTGCCGCAACGGTGACCGGGACCACGGCGAACGTGAGCTGCAGCACCAGCTCGGCCCCGGATGCATCGGGCTACATGTACGTCTATTCCACCGTGGCCGGCTTCGACCCGACGATCTCGGGCACCGTCGGGTATCAGGGCGCTTCGGTCGCGGGCCAGATCACCGGTCTGGCTCCAGGCACGACCTACTACTTGCGCGCTGCAGCTTATGACACCTGGAGCAGCGTTCGCTCGCAACTCAATTTCGCCCCGGCGATAACCTTTACGACCTGACAGAGAACAACTATGCAACCCATTCAGTTCTTCGCCGCAAGAGCCGAAGACGGTGCCCTATTGCCTGATGCAACCGTGGATGTGTTCGCCCATGGTACTCAGGACCGCGCCGTCTTGTTTTCGGATTCGGCGGGCACCGTTCCACTTGAGAACCCCTTTCGGGCTGATGCCAACGCCCGCGTGTTCTTCTATTCGACGACCGACCGCATCGATATTCGAATCAGTCGTTACGGCTATGTCGCGCCGATGTTGCTCGATATTTCGACGGTGGATGTGGCGACAGCCGTTGAGCAGGTTCGAGGGGAAATCGATCAGGTTCTTGATCAGGCGAAAGATGATTTCGAGAATTTGCTGCAGCATTCCGGGTACGAAACTGTTTTTCTTGCCTATGCCGGGGGCCTAGTTGTCCAGCGTCAAACTCAGCTGGTGCAACATGACGGCGAGCTTTATCGAGTGGCCGACCAGGCCACGCTCCCGCTGACGCTCACTGGAACCTGGTCGATCGATAAGCTGAAGCTTTTTGCGGTGGGTGACATCTCACTTCGCCAGGTTCTGATGAGTGCTTTAGGCGCTCAGAATATTTCGATCCAGATCCCTGGCGCCAACACAGCTGTGCGCAGTCTCTATAGCAAGGTTCAGCGCGAAATTGAGTTTGCTGGCTATGTTGCCGGCGGTGCCGACGATACCGTCCAGTTCAAGAACATGCTGGCCGATATCCCGAACAAGACGACCAGCCGCTTGATCACTATCGGCGGCCTTAAATCCAGCTACAGCGCCACCACGCCACGGGTGATTGTGCGTTCAGCTGACCTCAACGTTTCTGACGAGTTGGCGATTCCAGCATACGTAAACCTTGAGGGTGAAGAAGTCCTGATCACGCAGAAGGGGGGTGTGACGAAAGATATCTTCGCGGGTGTGGCTTACCAGTGGCAGATCCAAGGTTTCAACTTTGTCGGCGGTCGTAACCCGATCAACTTCCACAACGACAACATCAACTCGTCCATGGTCGAGATCAAACATTGCGACATCATGCTGGCCGACGGTTTCGCGATTAACACCTTCGCTACGGGCACAGATGCCCTGGGCAATGCATGGTCCCACCTGTCTACGGAGTGCAACCTTCACAAGGTGCGCATTCTCTCGTGCAAGCAAGCGATCAACAACGCTTGCGACCACATGAGCATCAGTCAAAGCTGGATTCAGCAGGACAAGTCCAACATGGCGCCTTCGACGGCGGCCATCATCAACAAGGGCACGTCCCCCAGCGACCCTAACGCTCTGACGCGCTTGCACATCAAAGATACGTTCATGATCCCCAACATGGGCGTCGTAGGCACTGACCGGGTGCCCAATGTCCGTTGGGTGGATAACTACGGGAGCTTCACCGCCTCGCACACCCGTTTCGGCGGCGAAAGCGGCGGCATGCAAATCGTTGCTCATATCGGCGCACCGAATACCCAGTTCCCCTGGAACAGTACGGAAGTACAACTGCTCCAGTGCTTCCTGTTCTCCGGGCCTGATGGTCTACCGGATTCGTGTGTGCTTGCCATCCAAGGCCATATCCCCAACCGCTTTGTGATGCGGGACTGCACCGGTCCAGTGTCGGGGCCAATCATCGCCAACCTATCGTCTACCAACATTCCGGCTTACATGGCGGCGTTTGAGGCTGCGACCGGGAGAAAGGCCTACGAATACTTCAAGATACTCATCGACAACGTGAACCACGACCTGAACGCCTACTCGCCGCAACGCCAGATCATTCCGGCATCGCTACAGCCGTATTCCTTGCGCGGGCGCTCGACCAAGATCCGCAAGACCAACCAGTCTACGGCTACAGGTCTGGCGGTGGTAACCAACATTGTTTCATTCGCTACCATCGTAGACGACAACGTGGGGGCGTTCTCGCTGACCAACCCCGACCGACTGGTTATGCCGAACGGTTGCTCCAAAATGACCATCAGCGTGTCCGTGGTCATGGCAGTGGATGGCGCGGCGAAGTACATCGCCGTTGAACTGGTCAACGAAGGTGGCGCCTACGTCGACGGTGAAGGTGAGCCGAAGGGCGTCAACCCGGATAAGGACCGTATAAAATGCGTGTTCAAGGTGTCCGGATCCCCGGGGCAGTACTGGCGATTGCGCATCCGTCACAACGCGGCGGGGCCACTGAATATGGACGATTGCCAAGTCGATATTTCGCCGAACGACTACCAGGGATGATGGGGGCCAGCGACGCACGAACAGTACATCGTTAAATGGTGCCCAGATGAGTAGCCGCCTTGAGCGGTTTTTTTGTGCCTGAAACTTTGAAGACCCGCCTCGAGCGGGTTTTTTTATGCCTGGAGAAAAATGATGACCGTATCCGATAATGACCGCGACATTCTCGCCCGCACGCTGTGGGGCGAGGCCCGCGGTGAATCCCTGGCCGGCCAAATCGCCGTGGCCTGTACCATCCGCAACCGCGTACACGACCGCAAGGACAAGTCGTGGTGGGGGGAGGGCTATGCCGGCGTGTGCCAGAAGCCTTACCAGTTCAGTTGCTGGAACAGGAACGATCCGAACTTCGCCTACCTGAATGGTGCGAAAAAGATTCCGTTCCGTGAGCTCGCGCAGGCGCAGATTGCCGCTGACCAGGTAATCGATGGCAAGGTGCCGGATCCCACCGGCGGTGCCACGCATTACTACGCGACCACCATGCCCAAGCCGCCGGTTTGGGTGAAAGGTGCCAAGGAAACGTTGAGGCTCGGTCATCACGTCTTCTTCAAGGATGTGCCATGAGTCCCGCCGCACTGAAAGTCGCACTGGCAGGCGTTCTGCTGCTGGTGCTGGCTACCGCTGGTGGCATCTGGAAGGTTCAGGAATGGCGTTACGGTAAGAAGTTGGCCGAGCAGGACGGGCTGCACCAGTCTGACCTGAACACCATCAGCAATGCCGCCACCACCGCGCAACGGACCGAACAGGACAAACGTCTCGCCCTCGAGCAGCGGCTGTCGGCCAGTGAACAAATCCATTATCAGGAACTGAGCGATGCTCAAACGAAACAGGCTCGCCTGCGCGATCGCCTTGCCACTGCTGATCTGCGGTTGTCAGTCCTCCTCGACACTTCGGATTCAGCCAGTGGCTGTTCAGTGTCAGCCGATACCGGCGCCGGCGGCGTGGTTCATGGCGCCGCAAGAGCCCAACTTGACCCAGCGCATGCTCAACGAATTATCGGCATCACCGACGACGGCGACCAAGGACTGATTGCCTTGTCAGCCTGTCAGGCCTATGTGCGAGCACTGGTGTCTGATTTTCCTGTCACCAGATAACACAAGGGAGGCGAGCATTTCAGGTCTAGGTGTGCAACTTCGCGGTGAGCTCGCTGATGTGCTTGTCCTTGGCCATCAGCTGCCAGTTGCTCCTCGTCTCGATCTCAGTCGCGAGCCTCCTCGCAACCGCGGTTTCAGCTTTGGCGGCGGCCAATTGAGAGCGAAGCGTGTCGCGTTCATTGGCAGCTTCGGCGTGCATCTCGACCAGCTTGAAGATTCTCTCCCGGGCTTGGCGCAGCTGCAGAGTCAGTTCCTCAAATTCGTTCTCATACATCCGGAGTTGGTGCTGGCAGGTTTCGAGCGGAGTCGGGCAGCCGAGCCAGTCTGAGGTGTCTTCGGTTTCGTACGGGTCCACGGTCATACCTTGCGAGCACTGGTTTTATATACAGTAATTGAGGCGTGACGATTAGGTGAGATGAAGGTGACGAACTGCTGTGCCGTTCCGGTTTCGTAGCCTCAACACTAAAGAAAAAAGAGCGACCGAGCTGGGTGCGTCAACACCCATCTCGGCCGCCATCCCTGCAGATTGTCCCTGCAAGTCCAGCCAAGGCTCTTACTCCGTGCACGAAGCGCGGCGAGCCTAGCACCTGTTTATCCATACAGTAAAGGTCTTGCTATTTATGTCTACACCCATCATCCCTTGGATGGGCGGCAAACGCCGCCTGGCCGACCGCCTCATCCCGCTTTTTCCACCACACGAATGCTACGTTGAAGTCTTTGCCGGCGGCGCCGCGCTGTACTTTATGCGGCCCCAGGCCGCGCCCGTGGAAGTCCTCAATGACATCAATGGCGACCTGGTGACGCTGTACCGTGTCGTGCAGAACCACCTCGAAGAATTCGTGCGCCAATTCAAATGGGCGCTCAGCTCGCGCCAGGTGTTCGAGTGGCAGAAAATGACCCGCCCCGAAACCCTCACCGACATCCAGCGCGCCGCTCGATTTTTCTACCTGCAGCATCATGCCTTCGCCGGCAAGGTGACCGGGCAGACCTTCGGTACCGCCACCACCGGCCCGGCCATCAACCTGTTGCGAATTGAGGAAAACCTCTCGGCTGCTTGGCAGCGTTTGTCCGGCACCTACGTCGAGAACCTGCCTTGGCTGGAGTGCGCCGAACGCTACGATCGGGCGCACACCTTCCACTACATGGACCCGCCTTACTGGCAGACCGTTGGCTATGGTGTGGACTTTCCGTTCGAGAATTATGAGCGGATGGCCGACTTCATGCGGCATTGCAAAGGCAAGGTGATGGTGAGCATCAACGACCACCCGGATATTCGGCGGGTGTTTGAGGGGTTTCACTTTGAGACGCTGGATATCCGCTACACCACAACTAACCAGCGGCACGGAAAAGCCGAGGTAACCGCTGAACTGGTAATTTTGAATTGGCAACCGTCAGAGTTTGGCAGGCTATTTTAGTTTTTTCAGATCTCATCTATCATTTGACCGGGTTGCCTAATCCTTTAGCAAAAAAATAAAATCCAGAGCTAATGAGCTACGTAATCAAAAACTAAAATAAATAGCTTCTTGAGTGGCGGGAGTGAAAGTCCATATGTGTTTTTCTGGTTTTTTTTCATTTGTTGAATCAGTGCCTGTAGTGATTTGGGCTGCAATCATTGCATCGCTTATGACATTTGGTGGTGTGGTGATTTCGAATAGAAGTAATACTTCTCGACTTATAAGGCAACTTCGGCACGATACAGATGAAAAGGTTAAGGAGCGAACTGCGACCCTTAGACGAGATGTGTATTTAAAAGCTGTTGAGGAGAATAGTAAGGTTTCTTCTTACCTCATATCCCTTTCTCAAGGTGAGTTTTCTGAATTGAGTGCTTCATCCGGTATTCAAGA